CCAGAAGGTCACTCATTGGTTGTAGCTGACTACTCTCAGATTGAGCCACGTGTTATTGCGTCCTTTAGTGAGGACCGCATTATGTGTGGTGCCTATCTAAATGGTGAAGATATTTATACAACAGTTGGTAAAACTATGGGGGTAGACCGTAAAGCTGGCAAGCAATTAGTTCTATCTTTAGCCTACGGTGTAGGTCCTGATAAGATTGCTGATTCTATTGGTTGTTCTGTAAACGAGGCACGAGAGCTCCTAGACGGGTTTATTACTAAGTTTCCTTCTGTGGCTAGATATAAGAAGCGGGTTATACAGGAGAGCCGCAATCGTGGCCCAGTACCCTATGCGCTGACCTACATGAACCGTCGCAGGTATTTGCCAGATCTTAGGTCATCTGTGGTCTGGGAGCGTGCTAGGGCAGAACGACAGGCTTTTAACACGGTTATCCAGGGGTCTTCGGCAGATCTCATAAAGCTTGCTATGATTAGGGCACATAAAATGATTCCTGACGGGTCAAATCTAATTCTTACAATCCATGACGAATTAGTTACTGTCACTCCCAATGATCTTATTGGGGAAACAGAGGCAGCAATTCGTGAGGCTATGGAAGGAATCAACGCTCTTAATATTCCGCTGTTAGCAGATATTACGACGGTTACTCGATGGGGAGACGCCAAATAATGTTTGGACGTAAAAAGAAAAACAAAATGAAAGTATCAATTAGTAATTCAGATAAGGTGCTGAGTGTTTCTTTACCAATTTTGATGCGTCAAGTAATCTATGATACTATGCTTATGCCTACAGAAGATATAGCTAATGCTATGGGGTTACCTCCAATATCTGATGAAGTAGCTGACATGGAAGAACAAGCAAGTGAGCAACGTTTACAGCGATTTTCTAGGTTGCTTCCCCTTATAGACTCACATGCAGACATAGCATCTAAAATTGCAGTTGCTGCATATTTGTTAGAAGACAATGAAATAGAAGAAAGATTTATGGAAGACGCAGAAACGCTTCAAAGATTGTTTAGGTTAGTTGCATTATCCTCTTCACTTTCTTGCGTATCTACTTTATTTAACTTAGAGTTAATCGAACTAAATGGAGCAAACAATGGCAAATAATGACTGGTGGGCAAAAAAATTAAGTACTAATCCTGCCCCAAGTTCTACCCCCGCTACAGGGCCAGCACCTGGTAACGTGTATAGGGCAACAGTTAATCAACCAACTGTACGTGTTGACTATGACGCTGTGCAAGATCAATTAATAAGCAAAGCTGCTAGCTCTAGAAGTACTGAGACATGTCCAGGTTGTTACTCAGGAAACTATATGTCGGCTCCAGGAAGCAATACTGCAAAACGTTGCTACGACTGCGGATACCCACTCGTACAATCTGGTACTGGAACAGGACTTCCAAGTCAAAGTTCAGGACCAACAGTTGCAGCAAAACAAGTAGGAACATCAGGTTTTAACCCCAACATAATCGTAGATAGGATCGGATAATGGCAGTTATTAATTCAGACGCACTAAAGGTAGTCGCCCAACTAAATAAAAAGTACGGGGCAAACACAGTAGTTGCTGCCAATAACGTTGTTGCTACACAACGTGTCACATCAGGTTCTCTAACACTAGATGTTGTTCTAGGTGGTGGGTGGCCTATGAATCGTTGGGTAGAACTAGTAGGCGAGGCATCACATGGTAAGACAGCTATTGCTCTAAGAACTATTGCTGCTAACCAAAAAGTAAACCCAGATTTTACCGCAGTGTGGATTGCTGCAGAAGATTTTGACGCTAAGTACGCCGAGCTCTGTGGCGTTATAACTGAGCGAGTTATTCTTGTAGAAACTAACAGTATGGAGAATGCATATGAAGCAGTTATTAAATTCATGGAAAGTAAGGCTGTTGATATGGTTGTTATTGACAGTCTACCTGCCCTCGTACCTGGAGCAGAGGATGAGAAAGAAATGGATGAGTTTACTGTTGGACGAGGAGCACTCATCACCAACAAATTCTTCCGAAAAGTAGCATCAGCAACTAAAAGAGATTTGATTGAATCAGAGCGCCCTGTATTGGGCATGATGATTAATCAATACCGTATGAAGATTGGCGTCATGCACGGCGATCCTCGTACTACACCAGGTGGTCTTGGTAAAGATTATGCGTATAGCGTTCGTTGCGAAATAAAGCGCGATGAGTGGCTAGAGGTGGGCACTGGACAGGATAAACGCCGTGTGGGGCAAACAATCCGCGTTCGCACAATTAAGAACAAGACTTATCCGCCACAGCAGACAGCCTACCTCGACTTCTACTTCTCTGATGGAGGACCAGTCGATGCTGGGGGTTACGATTCTGGTAAAGAAATCGTTGCCCTATCCATCCTTAACGGAATTGTAGATCGTCGTGGTGGCTGGATGTACTATAACGACCGTAAATGGCAAGGTTCTCAAGCACTTATTGATTCACTTCGTGAAGAGATTGAGTTAAGAACTGAACTTACTACAGCAGTAATGGATACGTTAAAGTCTGCTCCGGTGTTAATGCTAAGTACAGATGAAGAGTGAGGGACAAAAACAATCGTTAAAGCATGAAAAACGATTGCAAAAGATTACGGGTGGCCAGCGCAGCGCTGCCTCCGGAGCTTTTTGGTCACGTAAGGGTGACGTTAGAGATGACGAACTCCTTATTGAGCATAAGTGGACCGGTAAAAAATCTGTGACTATTAAGTCAGAGGTTTTAAAAAAGATTACAACCGAAGCAATACTAGACAGTCGTATGCCTGTTCTAGGATTGCACCTTGATGGTGAGAATTACGTCGTTCTATTAGAGGAGGATTTCTTTGAGTTACGTAATTTAATAAAAGGTGAGTAATGCGATATAGTGATGATCCAGCATGGACCTGGAGATATGAAGCCAAGTGTCGTGGAGAAGATACAGAGATATTTTTCCCCCCACGTGATAAGGCTTTATATAAGCCTATAGCTGACAAAGCTAAAGCAATTTGTCTAGGTAAAGATGGTAGACCAGCTTGCCCGGTTAGACAAGAGTGCCTTAAAGAAGCTATAATTAATAATGAGCTACACGGAATCTTTGGCGGTATGTCGCATAGAGAAAGAAATGCAGCTCAACGTAAGTATAAGAAAAAGGGCACAACCTTAAAAGAGTGGTTAGAGAAAGAGGGCAGAAAGTATGGCAACACCTAAAACCATTGCTAGTAAGGATTTAAAAGCGTTTTTAGAAACAAAGAAAAGAACAACACGGCTTATGGGTGCTGTAGAGCGCCATGTATTAACACGTCCATTTGATGACCGTGACATGAGCTATATTCACCCATCTGATATTATTAAAGATGATTGGTGCGCTCTTGCTCAATACCACGCTGTTAGCGGCAACTACGTAGAGACTCGTGATAAAACTCCGGCTCGCCTTGCATCTATTTTTGCTGAGGGCCACACCATTCATGCTAAGTGGCAGAACTGGTTTAAAGACATGGGTGTCCTTTATGGTAAATGGTCAGACTCTACAGGAACATCTTGGGCTCTTTCTAAAGACATACACAAGAGCGTAGACTACGCAGAAGTGCCACTACGCAGCGATAAACATATGATGCGTGGCCATGCAGATGGTTGGATTAAGGGACTTGGAGATGACTGCCTAATTGAGATCAAGTCTATTGGTTCTGGCGGTATTCGTATGGATGCACCGGCTATCATGGCACAAGCAGATGATAACGTTGAGAAGGCGTGGAAAAACATAAAGACGCCGTTTCGTTCACACCAGTTGCAAGGGCAAGTTTACTTACATCTTTGTCATTTGATGGCAGAAGAAGGCTTACTACCTAGCGCACCAAAAGAGATTGTCTTTATCTATGAACTTAAAGCCAATCAAGAGTACAAAGAATTCGTAGTACAATACAACCCAGAGTTTACTAAAGATATCTTTGACAGGGCTTTAGACGTAGCTTGGGCAGTAAATAATAAACGACCACCAGTCTGTAGCACAGATCCTGCAGTAGGCTGTAAGCGTTGTGCGCCATTTCAGGAGGCAAAGTGAGTATTAGCAGAGATGTCTTAGCAGCAGTAAATGAGTTAGGTTTTTCATTAACCGCTAAACCAGAGTATAACATTCCAGACTTACCTAGAGATATTACTGAGTTAGACGACGAAGGTCTTATGGATCTATTTGTACAGTTTACTCAGTGGAACGACCACCTTGCTGGTGCACAGGCTATTGCTATTATTAATGAACGTGAGGCACAGCGTACATTAGATAACGCTGAGGCATCTAGTATGCTAAGCAACTGGACCGGTGCAAAAGGTGATCGAATTACCTTAATTAAAGCACAAATTGCAGCTAGCAAAGAGATCCAAGATCTACAACATGAGCTAGATGTAAAGTACGCTTTTCGTAAACTAATTGAAACACGCACTCTCAATGTTGAGAGAGACTCACAATTAGTATCTCGTGAGCTCACACGTCGCACTTCTGATGGTGGAGGTATGCGATCAAGAACTCGGAGGTTTAACACCTAATGCCTAGTCAGAGTAGGAAACATCGTGGATACAGATCGCAAAAAGTTGTGGCAAATTATTTGGCAGCAAATGGGTTTCCATTTGCTGAGAGCACTGGTGCTGGTCGCAGCGGTACTGATGTTACTGGCACAATCGGGATTGATTGGGAAGTAAAGGCACGTAAAGATTTTAACCCTAGTGCCGTTATAAAGCAGTTAAAGGAACGTCATAATGGAAAAGACTTACCGGTAGCTGTACTACGCTTAAACGGGCAGGGAGAAGCCTCTATTGGGGAGTGGGTAGCCCTCTTAAGACTAGAAGATTTTGTTTCTTTACTTAGGGCAGCGGGATACGGAGATACACCGTAATATAGTCTCTTAGGTGGGCATAAAACTAAGGACTACAACTCGTGATTGAAAAAGAAAATGAAGAAAAGTTCCTGCGTGTAAGCGCCGGATCTAATGCACAATCCGTTGGCTCAGCAATTGCTCACGCACTATATGAGGCCCCACAGGTCAAATTACGTGCAGTAGGTGCTTCAGCCGTAAACCAGGCAGTAAAGGCTATAGCTATAGCTCGAGGTTACGTGGCTCCACGTGGCTTAGATCTTACTTGTAAGCCTGGGTTCGCTACAGTAGAGTCTAGAGATGGATCTATTTCTGCGATTGTCTTTACTATTTCCGTAAACTAATATATTATTTATGCCAAGAGATCTCTAACAGTTAGGTACTAACAATGGCAAAATCAGATCAAGACGCAGCTCTAGCGGGTATGGCAGCACAAGGCCGTACACCAATGGGCAAAGACGGAGTTAAGTTTACTTCGCCGTCAGCTTCACCAGCAGCAGGTACTCTTATTCCTAAGAAGAACACTGCAGCCGGAGACCCAACCGCTTCAGGGACAAAAGTTTCACGTCCAAACGTGCCAGCTGCCCCAGGTGGAGAACGTAACAGTGCCGCGTATTCAATTAAAGCGCGA